ACCAACAAAACCAACTTTTGATATAATGGCTTTGGCAAGTCAAACAAAAGAAGAAAGCGACTATGAAATCAGTAAATATGTTGAAGACCCAACCCATAATTGGGTAAATAAATATTTGAAAAGTGTAAAATATTCGATAAAAGGAAATGAGGGTGGCGGAGATTGCTTTTTTGCCTCATTACGCGATGGATTAAGAAGTGTCAAAATTGAGACATCCGTAAAAACTATTCGTGAAAAATTGGCAAATGAAGTCGATGAAACAGTATATAATACTTATTCTGAATTTTTCAAACTGTTTTATGGTGGTATGAAAACCTCACAAACTAATCTTAAAGAATTTAAGAGCAAGCATAATACAATTAAGAAACTAATTGGTGGAACAGTTGATGGACAAACTAAGAAAAACTTGATTGCTGACGCTAAGACTAATTTTAGTAAATATAGTGCTACAAATCAAGAGTCTGATGAATTTCAAGAACTAGTGGAGGAATTTGCCTTTATGCAAGATGTGAATGATGTTAACGACCTTAAAAAAGTAATTTCAACTGTTGGTGGAAAATATTGGGCTGATAATTGGGCGGTTGTTACTTTGGAAAGACTATATAATGTAAAGTTTGTTATATTATCCCAAACTCATTTTTTGGAAGGTGAAAAAGAATTGGTGTTACAGTGTAGCGAAGCAGATAAACAAATAATGGCAAAAGGATTATTTGAACCTTCATATTATATTATGCTTGATTATTTAATAAGTAAACAAAGCAGTCATTATACACTAATTACTTATGATAAAAATATAGAGCGCGGAGCTTTTACGTTTAACGAACTACCTTATAGAATAAAAGAGCTAATTTTAGAAAAATGTATGGAAAAAATGGCTGGATTATATGTTTTGATACCTGATTTTATACAATTTGCTAATAAAAACGGAATAACAACATCTAGTGTTAACGCTAGTGCTAGTGTTAACGCTAGTGCTAGCTTAAAATCTGATTCCTTAGTTGGAACCAGCCCTAATACAAAATATTATAATAAGTCAATAGTTATTCAAATTTATAATAAGTCTAGACACGTAAAAATAGGTCAAGGAAGTGGAGAAAGTATTAATCCTGAATTTAAAACTGCCAAAAACATATTGGAGCTTAATAACAACAAAGAATATGTTGATTGGCGCAAAAAATTAGATTCTCAATATTTAGTTCCTAATTTAGTAATTGATGGAAAGAACTGGTCTAGCGTTATGCATTATATGTTGGCAGCCAGGTTTAAACCTAGTGTCGAGTTATATAATAAATTTACTAAAGACGGTCAAGTTGGTTCAAGTATTGATGATGCCTATAAATTATATAATTCTAATATTTCAAAAAAGTCACTTGGTTCTCTAGTAATAGACGAAGAAGAATTTGCTAAAATGAAATATGGATTGTTAGAAAAGGCGCAATATGCTAAATTTACACAAAATGAAACTTTGGCAAAAATATTGTTATTAACAGGGCAAGCATTAATCAATGTTTATAAAGCAGGAAAAGGGGGTGGTATATATCAAGATAATGAATTAATGAAAGTGCGAAGTTTATTAGCAAGTCCAAAACCAAAACAATAAGTTTTTTTAATAATTATTATAATTGATTATAATTATTAATAATTCATAATTTACAATTTAATACTAACTTTAAGTAATAAATTATATTATATGACTTATACTTTGTTAATTGTTGAGTCTCCCGCAAAATGTGGCAGCATAGAATCCTTTTTAGGACAAGGCTATAAAGTAATTGGCTCGTGTGGACATATTACACATCTCTCAAGTTTAGAACAAATAAACATTGGTGATAATTACAAACCTAACTTTAAATTAATTGAAGGCAAACAACAGCAAATTGCCAAAATCAAGAAAGCAATAAGTGGGTCTCAAGACGTTATTTTGGCGACTGATGATGACCGCGAAGGCGAAGCTATTGCCTGGCATATTGCGCAAGTTTTTAACTTAGATGTAGCAAAAACCAAGCGCATAATATTTCATGAAATTACTGAAAACGCAATAAAAGTTGCTCTGGCAAATCCCAGAACAATAAATATGAATATTGTTTATGCGCAACAAGGTCGCCAAATTTTAGATTTACTTGTTGGATTTACTATTACTCCATTATTATGGAAATCTATAGTGGCAAATAGTAAAAATTCGCTAAGTGCCGGGCGTTGTCAAAGTCCCGCGTTGCGCCTAGTGTATGATAATTATAAAGCAATTAAAGAGTCTCCAGGAACACTTAGCTTTAACTGTGTTGGTTATTTTACTGGCAAAAATATTGAATTTGTATTAAACAAAAATCATAATAGTCATACTTCAATAAATGAGTTTTTAGAATTAAGCACAACACACGATCATATATTAAGTAAGGCAAGCGAGAAAACGCTAATACAAAGTCCACCCAGTCCTTTTAGCACATCAACTCTTCAGCAAGCAGCAAGTAATAGCTTACATATTTCACCTAAAGAAACTATGAGCTATGCGCAAAAATTATATGAAGATGGACTTATTACATATATGAGAACACCTAGTAAATCTTATTGTCAAGATTTTATAGAACAATGTAAAGCGTTTATTAGTGTAAAATATGGTGCTTATTATGTTGCTAATTACGATGACTTAAAATCGCTAACTTGTTGCGCAGCAACGTCTTCAACTTCAGAAGAGACACAGCCACACGAGGCAATTCGCCCTACAAATATAGCACTTGAAACACTTGACAGCGCAGACTATAGCCCAAAACACATTAAGTTATATAAACTAATATATACTAATAGTTTGGAAAGTGTAATGTCTAACGCTTGTTATAATCAACTTAATGTGTCTATTAGTGCGCCGCACGACTCTCATTATAAATATAGCGCTTTAGAAAATACCTTCTTAGGTTGGAAAATTGTTAATAATAAGAATGAAGAAAAACATTATAATTATTTGAAAAACATTAAAGAAGGTACTATAGACTATAAAAAAATCATTTGTAAAGAGACATTGAAAGACTTAAAATCGCATTATAGTGAAGCACATCTAGTTCAGTTGTTAGAACAAAAAGGGATTGGTCGACCATCAACATTTTCATCGTTATTAGATAAAATTCAAGAACGTAATTATGTAAAAAAAGAGCACGTTCAAGGAAAAAAAATAAATAGCACTGATTATACTTTGATTGAACACACTATTACTAAAGAAACAAGCGCAAAAGAATTTGGTAATGAAAAAAATAAATTAGTCATTACACAGCTTGGAATAATTACTATTGAATTTTTAATAACACATTTTAATAAGCTATTTGACTATGAATATACAAAATTGATGGAAGACGACCTTGATAAGATTGCTTTAGGGGCTAAAGCATATTATGAGTTAACTAGTGAATGTTCTAGTTTGATGAATACATTAATTGAATCAATCAATACAAATAATAGTGACTCGACTAAGAGTAGTGACTCGACTAAGAGTAGTGACTCGACTAAGAGTAGTGACTCGACTAAGAGTAGCGGTAACAAATTACAAATATCACTAGATGACAAACATACGTATATAATAGGGAAAAATGGGCCAACGCTTAAATATACAAAAGAAGATGGAACATTGGGATTTTATGGGGTTAAAAAAAATATAGACATTGACTTATTAAAAGCGGGTCATTACACTTTAGAAGACGTGTTAGATAATACACAAGAGTCAATAAAAAACTTGGGGCTTTATAAGGAGCAAAGCATGTATTTAAAATACGGCTCTTATGGTTATTATTTAGAATGTGGAGAGTTGCGAAAATCCCTCGTTAGCGTTAAAATAAATATTCCTTTTAAAGAGTTAACACTCGAAGATGCTATTAGTATATTAGAAACATGCGATCCAGTTTCAAATAGTTTGGTGCGCCATATTTCAAGTAGCCTGTCAATTAGAAAAGGAAAATATGGTGACTACATATTTTATAAAAGTGAAAAAATGAAAAAACCGCAATTTTTAAAATTAGAAGGCTTTAATACTAAAAGTGATACTAATTATTTAACTTGTAGTCTTGATACATTAAAATTATGGATTAAAGAAAAATATAGTATTTAATTAATTTAAACATTTGATTGATTTATAAATGAAAAAATTAATATAATGGCAAATAAAAATAGTATAAATAATAGTCTGTTTTTTTTATAAAGAGCTAAAAACTTTGGTTTCATTTATTAACTATAAACTAAGTATATATTTTATAGTTTTTTATAGTTTTTTATAGTTTTTTATAGTTTTTTATAGTTTTTTATAGTTTTTTATAGTTTTTTATAGTTTTTTATAGTTTTTTATAGTTTTTTATATTATATTATAATATAAATGTTAAAAAAACTTGCGCTCATTGCTTCGTTAATGCTAATATTAGATTTAACATATTTATTTGTGTTTAAAGATTTTACTCTGCCTATATTCAAAAAAATACAAAAAACAGATCTCAAAATTAGATTTGTGTCCGCATTAGCATGTTATATAATATTAGTTAGTGGACTCTATTATTTTATAATAAAAAAAAATGCGCCAGTTAAAGATGCGTTTTTATTAGGTGTGCTAATAAACGGAGTTTATGAAACAACAAATTATGCTTTTTTCAAAGAATGGTCGCCACTATTAGTAGCAATAGACACATTATGGGGTGGTATTTTGCTTAGCACAACAACATTTTTATATTATAAAATAGCTAAATGATTTAGCGCACAATAACATTTTCTTGAAAATCTCAATGTGCTTGGTTCCAATAATCATAATGAGTATTGTAAAGAGCTCTGTAAGCGACACTTTCCTGAAGTAGTTCTTGATTGAATTCATTATCATTATCAGTATTATTAGTATTATTATTAAGAATATTAGTAATTATAGGATTATTATTTGTATTTGTATTTCCAGTATTCGCATTAATAGTATTAGCATAACTAATTATAGTAGTAATATCATCATTTATAGGATAAGGTTCGTTACTTATAAGAGCACCACTGCTATCATAAACTCTTCCATAATGTTGTGCTAACATTCTATTAATTTGGACTTCATTATTAGTTTGAAGATTTTCACGATATATATGCCTTTGATTACTAGTTTCTCTAACATTACTAGATGTTTGTGTTCCCGAATTGTGTATATTATATAAGCGTTGTAGTCCGTTTACTAATCCTAGATAAATATTTTCATCAATAGCGGAAGAAATAGTATCTAAATTATCAATCATAGTATGCATTGTTGATAAAAATTCTTGACTTTGTTCTGTGCTAGGTGTATGTCCTGTCATTGCGTTAATATAAATGTTATAATTATTGTTTTTCATAAAAAAATAATAGTTATCAATTTTTTATCAGTATAAGCATTTATCTTAGTAATAGCATCATTAAGATTACTAGCACTACTAAGATTAGCAGTAGTGTAACTACTATTAAAACTGCTGCAACTTTTACATGACATACATATAAAAGTTGTAAATTATCTAACAATGTTAAATATGTATTATCTGTAATTGAAGGTGAAACATCCTCGTTTATTACAGCATATATTGCTTTTAATGTTGTTAAAAATGTTGGTCTTTGTTTTGATTTTGATTTTCTATGTAAATATGTTGAATAGACATCATTATTTATAGTTATATGAAGGAAACGTAGTTTTTAAATCATTAGACAAGTTAATCAGATCTAATTTTAAATAGACGACTAGTGCTGCTTGTTCACGTTGTTTAATATTAACTATTATATTGATAATTTTTGTTTCTAAATAATCAATTATATCATCTAACCGAGGTGTTCTTTTTGGGGGTTCATCGATACCATTTATTGAATTTTTTTTATAGATGTCAAATATTGTTTGTGCTATCTGATTTATAATATACCTTCTTACTACTATCTGATCTTCGTCTAAGTCTTCTGATAATAGTTGGTTGGTCATCTCACTGTATATTTCGTTGGTTTCATATCCGTTTGTGTTTGACCCCATTTGAGTGTCTTCTATAAATGAAACTATGGCTTTCATCACCGCCCTCTCATTATCCGTCACCGCCCTCGCCTTCTCCCTCCCCGCCGCCCTCGCCGCCGCCCTCGCCTCCGCCCTCGCCTCCTCAGCCGCCTCAGCCGCCGCCTCCTCAGCCGCCGCCTCCTCAGCCGCCGCCTCCTCAGCCGCCGCCTTGGCAAAAAAACGCCCGCTTGGCGGTTGGGTTGTTGTATTAGGTGAGGAATAAAACCACCCACCACCTCTACTAATTTTATGAGTTGAATTACTCCATTTTCTAAAACGTTTATACTGTGTCCTTATATGTTTTTTTACATTTGTCTTTCTTAAAGTTGTCTTTCTTAAAGTTCTCTTTCTTAAAGTTCTCTTTTTCTTCATTTAAAATATATAGATATATTTTATTATATGCGTTTGTTTAACTACTTCTCTAAAACTAAATTGTTTGTTAGTTTTTTATTAAATAGAAATTATAATTCTATTACTCGTGTGTTGCCTACAAAATATTATTCTATTAAAACTATAAAACAATACTATTATAACAACAATATATATTATGACTTATATAATGATTTTTGTAACTGTTCAGAAGAATGTGATTTAAATAATTTAACTAGTTTTAGTAATTTAAAATATACTAAATATAATAATCTTAGCGCAGAACATATCTTTCCCCAATCATTTACAAAACGTTATAATGAGGCAAATAAAGACATGCACAATATAGTTTTAACAAATTATTATACAAACAATTTGCGTAGCAACAAGAAATTTGTTGATGGTTTTAATGAAACATCATCTCATAAAGTTTATATTCCATGTAATTATTCTCGTGGTTCAATTGCCAGATCACTTGCATATATGAAATATAGTTATCCATTATTAAATCTCTCAAATGTTATAGACAATGACATAATAATGGCTTGGAATGAGTTATATCCGCCAACAGAACTTGAACATAAAAAAAATAATATTATATTTAAGTATCAAGGCAATAAAAATATATTTATTGAAGATTATAAAAAGTTGAGTCTGTTTATTAACAATAATTTTGATTTATAACATTTTAAAAATTGTTATAAATTTATAATACTTTACTATTCATCTTCAGCTGTTGACAAATCAACACGACCATTTGGTTTGGGAGTTAATACAATAATTTCATTACTGTCGTTATTTTCATTAATATTGAAATCTATTGGAATCAATTTATCACCTTTGACCCTATTTAGGGTTGATGAACTTTCAATCAATTTTGTATAAGTATTATAAGACTTTTCGAGAAAATCTTTTGCGGGTACAGGTCTATTTTCCCTATTTAATGATAGTGTTTTAAATATATCAACCGAGAGAAGATAGTAATCGCGTTGACTTATCATATCATTTTCTAACCTTTTCTGTATTCCAAAATATAACTCTATTGAGCCAATTATGCCGCAAGTTAATGCTATTAAAGATGTTGATAAACTGATTGTTCCTTGGTCCGCATACGGTTGTAGACCAACTGCTATAATAGAGTTTGCTCCATTTAATATAATAACTGGCAATCTGTAATACTTTAATGTAGACTTTAATTCAAAATAGCGTTGTTTGTGTAGTTTGTTTAATATAACGCAATTTATACGTATGTTATTTAATACATTATCAATATCATCGGTCCAACTTGTCATTATATAATATAATATAGTATATTATGTTAATATATTATAAAAATTGAAAATAGTGATTATTAATACTTAATTACTATTTATTTATTTATTTATAAAATAGTAACACACTATGAAGGATATTAATAGTCCTTTTATTAGTATTATTTATGGACCTATGTTTTCTGGAAAAACTACTAAATTAGTTGAACTTTATAACTTATATGTAAAAATTTACGGAAAAGACAAATGTATTGCAATTAATTATGAGCTGGATAATCGTTATGGAGAAAACATAATAGTTAGTCATAATAAACAATATATTGAATGCTATTGTGTAAAAAGTATGGAAGAGTTTATTACTGGTGAAACATATAATATTATTTTAAATGCGCAATATATTTTTATAAATGAGGCACAGTTTTTTGAGTCTATTGATAAATGGGTTTTGTTTTTAAATGCTAATTTAAAAAAAACTGTTATTTTATGTGGTCTCGATTTAGATTATAAGAGAGATAGTTTTGGAACAATGATGAATTTACTTCCTTATGCTTCTAAAGTATATCCGTTGTATGGAGTATGTCATAATAGTGTAAATGGACTATGTAATGGACTATCTAAATACAGCCACCGTCTAGTCAATAGTGATATACAAATATTAATTGGAATACATGAATATGTGCCTTTGTGTGAAGAGTGCTTTAACGCTTTAACGCACTAATGGAGCAAATTCTTTGCTTAATTGATTGATACTTAAACTCAATGATAAATTAGCATTTTGTAAATTTACAAGCATATTGTTATGGTATCTAATCTTTATTTTTAATTTTGCTATTTTTTCAATAGGTGGTTTAAAATAGCTCACGGTAGAGGAAATCTCATTATCTAATAAAGCAGTATTAATACCACTGTTTGCTGGATGAAGTGGAATTTTAGCAAATGCTGAATTTACAATCCCGCTATTAGAATTATTATAGTTATAAGATAAATAGGGTTTTAAGTCATCGCATTTATTGTATTTTTCCAATTCAATATATATATTTTCATTAGCATCTAATGTATGTGGATAAGGTGAACTAATGACACTCGCATTACTAGTGTCTATCCAAGAAATATCACTATAATCAAATCTTAAATTATTTAAACTATTAATAACTCTTGAAGGATATGTTTTTTTATCAAATCCCAATATATATCCCAAACCCCAATTGCTGTGTTGTGAATATACATTTATATTTGTTACACATGATGAAGAGAAATCCAATTGTTTATCAAATTTTAGTTGAAAAAAACCACTATTAGGAATACTATTATTTTTACGACCAAAATAGAATTTATGGTTTACTTTATTATATCCAATATACATAAGAACATTTCCGCTTAACTCATTTATTTTATTTTGTAAAGAACTTCTTAAAGTTTCAACATCATAATATCCATCTTCTAATGTTATTATTTGTTCTGCTAATCCAGATATATTTATTACTAATTTATTATTTTGTAAATAATCACTAATATTATATATAGAATTTGGTAAGACAATATTTAATAAATTTAATGATTGAACATTATTATACACTTGAGGGCATGTTATTTCAAATTCAGATGAATTAGGCCATTTTGCTATATCGCGATCATTACTGTCAATAAATAAGATTTTACTATCTATTGAATAGCTAAAGTTAACATTATCTGAATATGAAGTCATTAGTACTTTATATATATATACTATTTATATAAATTTATACTAATAAATTTATACTAATAAAGTTATATAATATTATATTAATATAATATCTATGCCGGCAACTAAATTAGGTTCAGCACCAGCAGCACCAGCAGCAACATCAACATCAGCACCAGCACCAGCACCAGCACCAGCATCAACATCAGCATCAACATCAACATCAACATCATTTGACGCTAAATCGCCTGATGCCTTAAATATATTTGGTATTGGAATAAGTAGTAATAATAATTTGGATTTGTTAAATCTTATAGTATTAGCTTGTGCTGGAATAATGATAAAAATATTTTTCCAAGAAAATTATTCTAAATTAGGAAATATTGGACCAGCAACTACAACAATATGGGGTTATGGTTTAACTGGATTAGCATTATCAATTATGATTTTTGTTGCAATATCATATACAAATAGAGGTGACAGCGATAGCTTGTTTGGGACTAAAGTTAATTTATATGCTAGTTTAGGAATGATTACACCTATAGTTGTAACCTTATTAGTAATAATATATATAATATATTTGAATATAATATTTTTTACTAGAATAAATAGTAATAAAGTAACACCTGATTATCATACATATTCATTTATGTCGTCTACATTATTATTAGTACAAATAGTTTTAATCAGTAATTATTTATTAAAAACATTAAAAACAGACCCATCAGATGATACAACCATCGAGTTAACAAAAATGTTAACATATATATTGTCTGTTGTTAATATTGTATTTATAGTAATGATACATATTAGTTTAGTCTTTTTTTCAACAGATGAAACTACTATTCCTACTGTTTAGTTTTAGTTTTAGTTTTAGTCTTAATAAAATTGTAAATACTTATTTACAACTATAAATTTAAAAGTTAGTCCAATTGATTCTTTAGACTCCCATAATCCAGAAATTTTTAAAACCAAATACTTATGTTTTGTAGTTATTGTATTTATATTATTGCACAATATATCATTAGTGTCATTAAAAACAAATCTTAAAGACTTATTATCATAAATTTCTTTGAACCTAAATAGCTTGGTTTTCGATGAATTTAGTAATTTTAATAAATATTCTTCAAGTGCTATTAATTTAGTAAATACATCAAAATTCGCATTATTTTTATTAAAACTAATAGAATCATTTTCTATTACACTATTTGTTAATTCAAATATAGTAAATATACTAGATAATACTAATATATTAGTGGAATATAGTAATTTGTAAAAATAATTGTATTGAAGAACACTATTTTTTACAGGTTCATTTAAAATTATAGCCTCATAATTTATACTCTCTAATGGTTCACAAATCATACTATTTACTCTAACTGTTAGTATAGTAATTAGTATTAGTTTTAATTTATTTATATAATATATTTAAACAAAAATCACTTTTATTGCTATTAAATAAAATTCTAGAACACACTAATTAACTATAAAATAGTAAGTTATTAATATTTAAATTAAATTTTATAATGTAAAATAAGTATGACATCATTAAAAAAAAGTTATTGTGAAATAATAAACGACAATAGTGTATATAGTTTTAATAAAGAATTGTTGGCTATAATAAATGATGAAAATACTACTGTTTCTAAATATGATAAATTTAGCAACTATATTTTTTATGGTCCTCCGTGCTCTTATAAATATAAGAGTGCTTTAAAATTAATTCAATATTTTAGTCCTAGTAGTTTAAAATATGAGAAAAAGTTGTATATAAGCGTGCCCAAAACGGAGTTCTACATAAAAATTAGTGATATACATTATGAGATTGATATAGAAAATTTTATTTACAATAGCAAAAGTTTATGGAATGATATATATAATATTATTTATAACTCAATTGCCTCTTCTGATGTGAAAAAGGGCTATATAGTGTTGCGTAATTTTGATAAAATAAACTGCGACTTACTAGATTTATTATATAATTATATGCAGAGAGAATTGTTTTCTAGTATATTAATTCGATTTATTATAATAACAGAATGTATTAGTTTTATACCTGATAAAATTATTAATGTATCAAAAATTCTTTATTTTTCGAAATTAACTAAAAAAAATATATATGCATTATCCAATAAAGCAAATAAACAGTTTTTTAGATCTAAATCTCTCGAATACAAGACTGTAGAATACAAGACTGTCGAATACAAGACTATTGAAGACAAGATTGTTGAAGACAAAATTGCTGAAAAAAATAATGACAATACATTAGATTTGGAAAGTCTTATATATAAAGTAAATAATCCAAATATATATAGTATATTAGATATTTCTAATAACATTAATTATATTGAACATCATAAATCTATATGCGAAACATATATTAATACATTAACAAGCAATAATTATAATATTAGAAATATAAGAACACTGTTATATGATATATTAATTTATAACTTAAATAGTCAAGAGTGTTTTTTTTATATAATACAAAATTTAATTTTAAGAAAAATTATTAACGTTAACTCTATATGTGACCTAATAATACACAGTTTAATATTTTTCAAAAATTATAATAATAATTATAGACCTATCTTTCATTTAGAAAGTTTTACATTATATTTAATAGAGCTAGCAAATGAAAATAAGTGATGCTATTGTTATTTTGAATATACAAAATTACAATATAACAAATATTCAACATATTAGTTATAATGAACTGAAAAAGCATTATCATATACAAGCATTACTTTATCATCCTGATAAAAATAGTAATACCGAAAATTCCACATTAATATTTCAAAATATTAATTGTGCGTTTAGTTTATTAAAAGGACTAATAAGCGAACATCACTTAAAAAAGGATGACTTAAATGGCGATGACTTAAATGGCGATGACTTAAATGGCGATGACTTAAATGGCGATGACTTAACAGGTGAAAACACAGACAATTCTTATAATAAGTTGTTAATTAGTTTTATAAATTATGTTATAAATTATTATAGTAACAATAATAATGAATCAAATTTACAGGATTTAAATTTAGAAGATTTAAATTTAGAAGATTTAAAATTAGAAGCCAATAAACATTTAACTATAGTTATAGAAACCTTATTTTCTAAATTGTCATTAATAATATTGGAAGATATTTATTTACTATTAATAAAATTCAATGCTAGCTCGTTACTAACAAATAAGATTGTTAATATTATTAAAAAAATTATTGTTAATATTTTAGAAAAAAAAGATATATACATAATTAATCCTACTATTTCAAACTTGTTAAATAGTGATATTTATAAGTTAACTATAGCCAATGAATATGTATATGTTCCATTATGGCATAATGAGTTAGCATTTGAAAATGCTATTATCAAAATTTATCCACTATTGCCTAGTAATGTATATCTAGATGGCAGTAATATTATTCATTATACTTATAAAAATAAATTTAGCACCTTATTAGAAAATATTGCCAATAATGTTAATAGTTTAATTATTACTATAGACAATAATGATTATAGCATTATTATTAATAATTTAAAGCTGGCTAAGTATCAAACTTATATACTAGAAAATCAAGGAATTCCTAACATTAATAGCAATAATATATTAGACAATAGCGTTAAAAGTGCTATTGTATTTCATATACATTTAGACTAGGAGTTAGTTATTTTTTATATTGTTTTTAAAATAATATAAAAAATATGGAAATATGGAAAAATGGAAAAATGAAAAAAAATATGCTGTTTTTAATTAGTTTATAGTTTATAGTTTATAGTTTATAGTTTATAGTTTATAGTTTATAGTTTATAGTTTATAGTTTATAGTTTATAGTTTATAGTTTATAGTTTATAGATTTACTTCTTAACAACTCGCTTCTTTTTTGGCGCATCTTCAACTGCGACTTGCTTTACTTGTTCTTCAGTTACTTCGTCTTTTTGTTCATTCTTTACTTCGTCCTTTAGGTCGTCCTTCTTTACAACTACTTCAGGAACTTCTTCATCGTCACTGTCTGGAACTTGTGTAATACTTGGAACAACGACTGGTTCATCGTCATCATCGTCGTCGGCTTGAATTGCGCTTGTTAGCTTCTCCTTGTCTTTATCAGATAGCACAATATGGCATTTACCACTTAAACTAGTCTTTGGCTTAACTACTGCTTGAAATAGCTTCCAAGTTACTCCAAATTTACCATTAGCTACCCAAATGCCACCACATTGAATAATAGTTGCCACATTTGAACCCTTACCAATAAGTTCATTAATTGGAACACCATCATCATTTGGAAACAGTAAAGCACGATTTTCACTATAAATTTCAACATTCTTAAATAGGCCTTCCCAATAAGGAATTTTAACCTTTAGTGATGGAGCACGTGTCTTATCTGGTTCTTCGGTTGCCTTATCCTTTGGATACTTTAGCATAGAACTCCAAAGAGCATCAACAGCATCCGGGCTCATCTTTGGCTTGTTTAGCCACTCTTTACAATTAGTAATGGCATCATTCTTAATACGCATTTCAAGTTCTTGCATATTTTTAAGAAAGGCATCACATTCTGGATTATTGTATTCATCATTTGGAAACTGAAGCGCTAAGTCATACGACTTCTTTTGTGTATTATCATCGACATACTCATTTACACCCCACGTTAACATAAGTGGTGTTTGTAAATATAGCGCCTTCTTATTTGATTTGTTAATAATACCAATTGATTTTCCGCCGCGCTCATTTAATTTTGCCTTAGTATACACAAAATCAGTAGAAGCATTGAAATCATTTGACATTACAATAGTCGCCATAGCTAATAGTATAATACTAATAATATACTTATTATTTTCTTAAATCAATTTTTTTTATTATTTAAATTTTATTTATTTATTTATTTATTTATTTATTTATTTATTTATTTATTTTTTACATACCTCAGTTCCATGGCTCTTGCTAATTTTAATAGTTAAATTTTAGCAACATTTATAATTTTTAATATTATGTAATATATATAAATTATGGTAGCTTTCAAAAGTCGTAAACAAAAAAATTTAAAGAAACAAAGGAAAAATAAAACTAAACATTTAAAGAAACAAAGGAAAAATAAAACTAAACGTCGCAACTGCACATTAAAAAAATCAAAGCACAAATCATATAGAAAGACTAGGCATTATTACAATGTAAGACAACATATTGGAGGCGGACTAGAAGATAGTGAATCTTCATATACACCGCCAATGGGTCCAGGGTGGGAATCATCTCCTCCGCCTGAACTGACTTTTGCATTGCAACCGTCTCCGAACTCGCCAGTAGTGTCGCCACTGAACCCGCCAGCAGTGCCGCCATTGGTGCCACCGAACTCGCCGCCGCCTCCATCGCCCTCCCCGCCCTCGCCGTCGCCCCCACCGCCCTCGCCCTCGCCCCCACCGCCCTCGTCCTCGTCGTGGCGCAACCCACCATCGCGTCCGCCACCCCTGCCTTCGCGCCCTCCATCGATTCGTCCGTCGCGACCCCCTAACTCTCTCGGTTCGGTGTTACCGCAACCACAGAGTTTTATTCTGGAACAACCGGGGCTTCTGGTAGTATTGATAGCAGGTTCATTGGGATTAGTATGTATATGTATATGTAATATGAGAGCCATTGGAGACCACGTGTCTTATGGGGTTGGAGCGTTACGTGATAGTGTGCATACTATAGGTAGAAATTTACAATCGCCAACAACACACCCAAGACGTCTACAATCTGCACCAAATCCAAGAGAAAATCCAGGGCAAGATATAGAAATGCAACCAGCGCAAGTAGTGCCTATATATCGTCCGGGGATGTATGAAAAGGGCTATGCGCCGAAGTTTATAGCATATACCGATGACGATGTATGTGCAGTGTGTCTCGAGAAATTCCAGGATGACCCTGATAAGCCAATTACACGTCTACATAAATGTGGACATTTATTTCATAGTGAGTGTATAGATGACTGGTTTAATCTGAATCATTGGACCTGTCCTGCTTGTAAAGAACACGTACACAGTAAAGAGCCTATTCCAGATTACACTTCACTTTTTAAACTGATTGCAGGTGGAGCTAATTCATTATTAGACACAATAGCTAAATTACTTAAAGGCATTAACATACTAGAGACTAGTGCTTTAACAGAAACTTTAATGACTTATTTTGATTTTTTACACCTAGAACCTAAACATTATAGACGCATTGTTGAGTTATTGAAAACTATAAACGAAGATAGTAACTTAGAAGAACTTATTACAATATTAGCTGATGGATTAGGTTTGAACTGTTCTCAAAACAATGAAACACTTGAATCAAGTGCAACTACGTCTGATGAAAGACTTGTTAAAATATTAGGCGCAAATGGAGAAAGCATAATAAATGCTATAGTACAAAAATGTAGCTCGAATAATGATTTAAAGCTAACAGCAAAACAAATCATAGATGTTGAGTCTATTAAAAATTCATTGGCTGAAACTTTAAGTAGTTATTGTGATGAACCTAATAAAAAACAAGCAGAAAAACAAACAAAAGAACAATTGTTACGTGATTTAGAATTATCTCGCGCTACACTTAATAGAATATTACACTAAAAATTAGACTAAGCTAGTTATTTTTTATTTCTAATATATGGTTGAATGTTATGGCTTTCACTCATTTCAATACTTTGAAAGGAATTAAATACTTCTTTAGCATCATTATATTTTGCTTTTGATTTTGCGTTTAAAAGTTTTCTTTTTTGTGCCAGTTCTAAATCTTTTTTGAGAGAATTATCAATCAATAACGATTTTGTTAATGTATTATAAATAATATGACTATGTCTGAATCTTGAAATTAAAAAAAATTCGTTGGTTTTAATTAACTTATAATTAAAAATACTATTCATTAGCAGTCCTAACATTAAAAAATGCAGTTAATAATATTATTATTTAATTTTTAAATAATAACTAGTAATATTATTTTTATTTTAAACTTAGTAGTGGTCCTGTTAACATAGTTGCATAATATGGGGTAGGAAGAGCAACTATAAACCAAATTAAAGGCACTAAATCAGGCAGTAACATATATTCTAAAGCATACTTTATAGCAAAGAACATATTGAAAATTAATAGAACCATATTGATTACAATGAGTGTGTTAGTTAGTTGTTTCATATTATTAGTTCCTTATTTAAGAATTATAAACTGTATAATGTGCTTTCAATTTTTATTATACAAAGTTTTTTATTATACAAAGTTTTAATATTTAATGCTTGATTGCGCATTAAATATTAAATATTATTAATTTACATTACTGGAACTGGAACTGGAACCGAAACTGGAACTACTGGAACAACCTTTACTACTTTAGGAAAGTGGGGTCCCATATATTTCTGAAGATTGAAATAAGTTAGTTCAACAGTGTCCTCTAGCTTTAGTAAAGTTTTTAGAGGCTTGTCTGGGATAATTTTGCGGCCGTTTTCTTTGTCCTGAAGACTGTTTGCCCGAATGTACTTGTTAATTTCACGAGTAACATCAGTGCGAGCCATTTCGGAGCCAGCTGGTTTGCCTAAAAAGGTAGCTAGTTCCTCGCTAATTAGTGAGGGTCTAACAAAACCGCTTGGCGCACGCGAACCCTTGCGACGCTTTTTGTTGTTTAGCTTTTGTGCGATTTTTAGCTGCTTGGATGTAGCCTTTTCTAGATTACGGAGTTCGGTTTTAAGCGTATTGAACTGAGTAATCATAGACTGGAAACGACCAATGAAATCAGTAAATCCAGTACTAATAGAATGTTCAACCGCATCCGAAACAACTACGTTGTCCATTTCGCAAACTGGTGTAGGAACCGGTTCAGGAGCAACAGTTACCTCGGATTTAGGGGTAGTTTTAGCCTTTGGTGCCTTCTTTTCCGCAACAACTTCATCAGATACTTTTGGTGCTTTGGACTTCTTCGATGGCTCAGGAACAGGAGCGGGAGCAACAACTTCGGGAGCAACAACTGCCAAGGGGTCAGTTTTTTTTTGAGATGGTTTCGATGGCATTTTATATTTTATAATACATTTATTCTTTTAAGTTGTTTTATTATTAATTATATTATATTAATAATAATAACATTTTTAAACGACATTTATGCGTTTAAAAAAGGTTTTTGTTTCTTAGTTTTTACTTTTTAGTTTTTAGTTTTATAATTTAATATATTGTTGCTTCATATAACCAAGGCAATGTTTCGGCTGCATCTTTAGATACTGTTGTTAGCGCACATAATACATAATAACTGCCTAAAGAACATGAACCACTATTAAGTCCGGAATTAATTAATATGTCAATAACTGTAATACAATATTTTCTAATTTGAATAAAATTATATTGACCTAGCATATTTGGATTTATAGTTCTATCATGAAAAGGATCACTGCGATGAGGCACTATTTCGCGCTTTACTTCATATGTTAAATTTGCTCTATAATTCCATATATCCATTAATTCGCGAATAAAGCGTATTAGCTGCTTTTTATCCAATTCTAAAAACCATTTAATATTTGTATAGTTACCTAAACTATCTATTTTTTGAAATAATGTTAATATTTTCATTTCTATTTGCTTGCTGTCTGAAACAGCAATAAGCTCATCATATTCCAAATTAATAAAAATCTTTAATACTCTACTAATATTAATATAGCCAATCAATTGTTTTAATATATTTGCGCTAAATTTTTGCTTTGTAAATGGATTTTCTACATCTACATAGCTGTCATTTGTTATTGCGTTATTAGTTTTTTTCATTGCTAATAGTCCAGTTTTAAATAATGTATATAATGAGATTATATCAAATCCGTAAATATGTCTGTTTTCATCTTTAAAACTAATAAATTGATTATATGGAATACTAGATAATGTGTCTAACGTACAAAAATCAACATCATTTGAACATATACTGCGATTATAAAATGCTGGACCGTGAAATTTTATATATTTTTTTACTAATAAAGCTCTAGCGTTTTTCTGTATTATACTTATTTTATATGAGTAAAACAGGTAGTTATATAAGTATTGTTTTAAGTGTTCTTTGTTTCCACTACATTTAATATTATAGTGTTTTTGTATAATTTTTAATTCAGGCACTTTATAATTTATTGTATAAATATGTGCGAACTCTTTAATAGTTGGAATAGTAAACGCATATACTTTTACAGTGTCTTTACAATGACTAGCAATTATAGGACGATTAAAATAATATTCTAACATAGCATTTTTGGTTATCATTTTTTTAGAGCTTGTATTAACTTTTTTATTATGTGTTACATCAATTATATTCATTATTACTAATACTTAATATTATTTTAATAATAAGTTTAAATAAAGTTTAAGTTATTTATAAATAACTTACTATATATTATTTATTATACATATTATTTATTATACATATTATTTATTATACTTATATAATAAGTA